CGCGCACGTATCCAGTTCTCGGTGTGGCGACCATCTGCGCCTGAGCGGCCCCGCGTCCGGCGTCCGCGATCATCGTCTTCGCCAGCGTCGCGAGCCACTTCCGCCCGGCCTCTAGTTGCAGATCCGTGCTCGCGTAGCTGTTGCGCGCATGGACGACGGACGAGTACAGCAGCGAGTCGAGCGGGCGTCCATCGGACGCCACGCCCGCGAAAGCCTGCGGGTTGACCGCTGCCACCGGCTCNGGGGCGCCGAGGGCCACGAAGCTCTCTGTGGTCCACTCGGCCGCTCGTCGGGCCGCAGCGGCTTGCCCAGCGGCCGTCAGGAGCGTTACGCGGCTGGCGATAGTGGGCCAGTCATCCAGTGAAGCCATGCGATCCCACTGGCGGCGAACCAGCAGGAGTACGCCCTGAGCGGTGGCGGCTTGCTGACGCTGGAACTCAGCCGGCGACGTTGCCATCGGTGCCGGCCCCGTTCAGCAGGCTCATCGCGAGCTGGAGTTCAGGATCGGACGCCTCGGCCGCGAAGTAGGCGCGCTCCTTGGCCTTGCGAGCCTCGGACCAGCCCAGCTCATCCCAGAAGCCTTCACGGGACAGGACGCCGACGCTGCGGGCCTTTGTGAGAGCGTCCATGCGCTGCGCCTGCGTCGGGGTGCCGGGGTCGTGCCAGTCGACGCGAACCGCGTTGCCCGCCGTGTCGCCGGGAGCGCCGGAGAACCGGTAGGCGTAGGCGGCGGCCCATCCCAGCGTTGCCCCCACTTCCTCGTTGTCCGACTCGACCGACTCCACCAACTGCGCCTCGTCGGCACGCATGGCGCCCTCGGCTGGCGGGTTGCTGGTGTGGAGGCCGAAGTACCGGGCCGGGAATCCGGTGAGCGTGGCGGCCTGTCGGCCGTACATCGTCAGCGCCGTCTCGAAGTTCTTGAGGTCCGAGGCGGAGAGCTGGCCGATCTTGGCATCCGACTTCGTGAGCGTGTGGATGGCGTCGTAGTAGGCCTCCCACTGGGGGACGGGCTGGCCATCGGCGCCGATGAAGTCGCCCTGTGCCACGCCGGTCATCCACATACGGGGCACGCCGTGAGCCTCCACTGCGAACTGCATGTTGGTCAGCGTCCGGGCGGCAGAATCCGTCAGGGGGATGATGTCGGTCATCTCGGACTCGCCGGTCCACTCGCCGGTCATCCGGCGGTTCAGGTGCATGAAGATCGGCAGGTCGTCGGGCATCCGCACCCGCTCCAACTCGACCCATGAGCCGCGCACCATCTCCGACGTGATCCGGTAGCCGGGCAGGTAGAGCGTGGAGTAGCGCGGCGTCGCCATGGTCGGCTCCACGCCGTAGAAGCGCCCGGCGGCCGACGCGACCTCGCGGCGCGTATCGACCTCCACCGCCATCTCGCGCGGGGACTCCACGCGGATCAGCGGCGCGGCGTCACCCGTCGGCCCGCCCACCGACATGAATGACCGGCCGTAGATCTGTCGGTCGCGGTTGAATAGCTTCAACTGGGCAGCCAGGTTCGAGGCCTCGGCGATGCGGCGAAGCGTCGGGTCAGCAGTCTCCTCGCCCGGCAGGATGAGCGCACGCAGCTTCTGGCGGCGCTCCTTGGTGTCGACCAGGACGCGCGGCCAGTTGACAACCACCAGGAAGCGACGCATGGATGGCGGGATCGCCATCCCAAGCTGTTCCACGCGCTGCTTGCCCTTGTAGTAGCGCAACAGCAGCTCGTCCTGCATGGCGGTGGCCCGCAGGCGGTCATAGAGGTCGGTGAGCTTTGCGGACTCGACGCGGGAGAGAGCCATGGACGCCCCCTTTCGTCATCGAGGCAGGAAGAAGATGGAGGGGCCTGTCGTCTCGCCCCAGCCAAGGGCGCGCATATCGGCGGCGGCTTCATGGGCCAGCACGTCGGCCATGAGGATGTCGATCTTCATGTGCTCGGCGGGCTTGCCGAGGATGTAGCGATCGCCAGGCTTGGCGACCTTGCGGGCATGGAGCGCGTGCTGGCGAAAGTCGGCCTGATTGTCGTGGAGAGTGGCGCCCTCCTGCGAGTCCTCCAGGTAGCGCACCAGCGCCGGGAACATGCGGCCGATCTGGTTCGTCGGCCACTGCACCACCACGTCGTCGCCGTGCTCGAGCGCCCAGGCGTCGGCCTGCGTCTCCCAGTGGCGGGGGTCCACGTACATGCGTCCCACGCGGTAGCGGGCGAACACCTCGGAGACCGCCGCATCGACCTCGCCGCGCGGGATGCGCCCGTCGGGCCAGTCGGCCGGGTTCCAGTGCGCCGGCCGCTTGTCTGGGCCATAGGTCGGCGTGAAGCGATAGCCGTCGCGCGTCTCGCAGCGAAGCGCGGTCCAGTCGCCCGAGCGGGAGCCGTCGAAGCCGGCCGCGATGGGCGTGCCGTCGGCAATGGTGGTCGGCGCCTTCGTTGCGTCTAGCAGTGCCTCGGTCAGGTAGGAGCCGAGGCCCTGCACGAGCAGGTTCCCAAAGAACCGCTCGGCCTGCGTCGGGTCGGAGACCATCAACTCGGCAGCTTCGGCCTCGATGGCGTCCAGGTCCACCCAGGGCGACCCCTTGTAAACGAAGGCCAGGATCTTGCGCCGCTCGCGAGCGTTGCGGAAACTCAGGTCCGACGGGGGCTTGCGGTAGAACCGGAAGATGTCGGGGCTGGCCGACTGGTAGGTCTGCTGGGCGATGGAGTTCTCCATCGGATCCCACGGGTTGGTGACCTCGATGGCGCGCCCAGACATGCCGGCCAGGCCTCGGCGCATCGTCTGCCACACCTTCGCCATGCGCCCCACGTAGAGGCCGGACTCGTCGGCGATGGCGAAGTGGATGGGGTTGCCCAGCTTGGAGTTGGGCGCCGATGTAATGGGCGAAATGTCGCCGTTGTTCGGGAGCCTGATGAAGTCCTCGCGGACCTTCATCAACTCGGACAGCGGGCCACGGCGGATCATCTCTTGCAGCGGCGAGTAGATGTTCGCCGTCTGATCCTCAGCAGTCGCCAGGAGCTGAATCTTCGACATGGGACGCGGGATGCCCATCGGCTCGCCGGCCTCGTAGCCGTAGACGAAGCCGCAGCCGCAGCCATGGTCGGCGCACCGGTAGACCTCGCCACCCTTCGCCCAGCCGGCGAAGATGCAGGGGCCGACGGCCTCGAACGGGATCAGCGAGGCGGCCCACGGCGACTTGCCGGCCTTCTGGGGTCCGACGATCAGCGAGCGGCGGTTCACGTAGGCCGGGGCGCCGACCGGGCGCGCCGGGTTGAAAGTCGCCGTCGGCTTCACGCGGTAGTGATTCAGCGTGCACCAGAGCTGCCAGCCGTCATGAACGAACGGCTCGCCCATGCTCCAGCCGTCAGCGATCTTGCAGTGGGCCTCGATCCAGTCCACGGCAAGGAAGCCGAGAGTCGGCCAGTCGACGACCCACTGGTCAGCCTGCGAGGCCGCCATTGAGCGCCCTCAGCCGTGACCCGCCGGGCGCGGCCTTGGCCGGCTCCGGGGTCGAGTCGGGCTTGGCGTCCGCGGTGATCTTCCAGCCCATCTCAGCGAGGCCGGCGGTCGTCATGCCGATCTGGTCGGCCAGCCGGTGAAGCTGGGCGATGAGCGACGACGGCGCGTCGAGGTCCTCGCAGCGAACCTTCGTGCGGACCCACAGCGCGACAGTGTGTTGACGCCACGCCTCCGAGGGCAGCGACCACGCGCACGCCTGCGGGGTCGTCCACGCCCACGCCCAGACATCCAGCTCGCGCTTCGTCGGCTGAGGCAGAGGAAACTCAGGCGCCTCGCCCTTGAAGCCCTCGACGGGCAGCGAGTCCAGCTTGTAGCCGCGCGACTCGCTGCGTGCAGAGTCCTCACTCGGCAGCGGGCCGGAACGGTTGCGTGCTCCACCTTTGGTCATTGCGATTCGTCTCCATCTCCGTCGGCATCGCGCCGGGGAGGGCATCGCGCCCTCGTCGGAATGTGGGGGTTGGTCAGGCGGGCAATAAATCGTCCGCCGTGTAGTACTTGTCGTTCCCACGCACGGCATTGCACCACCTGTGCGATAACCGCAGTGCGCCATCACTATGGTCCGGGACAAGCTGCATTGACTGGGGGATGATGTGATCCAAGCTCGGCGCCCAGTTGTCCATGTAGTGCGCGTTGCGGTCCACGGGCTCAAAGCAGAGTTGGCAGATCCATCCATCCCTCTCGTAGATCGCGAGTCGGCGCTTGCGAGATATCGCGAACTGTCCGCGCATCTCCCGATGTCTTGCTCGGCCTGCACTGCGCGTGCAGCGGGCACTGCAATACCTGGCGGTGGCCCCGCCGTTCCGGAGATCGTACGTGTACCCCGCGCCGCACCAGCGGCAGCTTCCGGCGATGAACCGCGCCTTGGGTCCGGGCAGGGAAGATTCCCTAGGTGCGGCCTTGCCCTCTGGGCCGGTCCGACGCGCCACTGGGCCTACAAGCTCACGCCCGTCTGCGATATCCCGGCCATAGGTCAACTGATACCGGCAGCGGTAACCGCAAACCGGCCGTCGGATATGCCCGCTCGAAGCAATCTTCTCGCAGGGTTTCCCGCAGACTGAGCAGGCTACCGACCGCTTGCGGGCATGCCGATCGGGATGGAACCTCTCGTTGTAGTGCGAAGCGCAGAAGCCCTTGGCGCGATGCGGTCGCCAACAGCCCTCGACGCTGCACTTGCGGCTCATGCCTCGATGCTCAGTGCAGCGACTGGCCGGCCTGCCTCTGCGGCCTGTGCGCGGCGGGATGGGCGCATCACACCCGGGCCAATCGCATGTAGGATGATCCATATCGACTCCTCGAAAGTCGGTCACAGCCCCGAGTGATTGGCGTCACTGCGGGGCACTTCAATGCATGGCGGCCGGGGATTCTGAACCCGACTTTTGGAAAGATGCCCTCACCAGCGGTGCTTTAGGGGGGCCGCTTTGGGGTGGGGGCCAGGGTGCTCAGCGCGACCTTCGACCGCCGTCTGCGCGTCCGCATCTCGCGTGCTCTGGGCCGGTCCAAGCCGTGCGCTCGTCGTTGTGTCCGAGATCCCAAGGCGGCGTCACGACCTGGCCACAGTGGCGGCAGATGAACGTCTCGCCCTCGGCCATGCGTCGGGCATAGGCGGCTCTCAGGCGGCGGTGGTCTCGTCCGTAGCCACGCTGCTCAGCCGTGCCACGCTCGGCGTCATAGGCGGCCTGACAGGTGGGGCAGTAGCGGGCAGTGCGGGGGATGAGGCGGGGGCAGCGGGGGCACCGCTTCACCGGGGGGCATCCATGTCGCACCGGGGACAGACCCACACGCCACGACGATGCACCATCGGACGCTGACACACCTCACACCACTCGGCGCTACTCATCCTCAGACCCCCACACCAGATCCGTCATCCACCCATCGGTGGTGCGGTCGGCCAGGTCGGACAGCGACCGCGAGACGATGGCGTCCTGGCCCGGTGCGGTGATGATGCCCCAAGCCCTGGCCCCGTTGGTGTTGATGCAGGTGTACACGGTCAGTGTCGCGGTCACGATCTCCACGTCGTCGATGCCGCGCAGACAGTCAGCGATGGCCGGTGCGACGCTGCCTACATCGCCGTCGGATTCAGCCATGTCCTACACCGCCCTCGACGTGCCGACGCGTGAATGACGCAACGAGCGGAACGTGCCCATGCAGTTGCCGCAGCGATGCAGCCGGTAGCGGATGACCTGCGCCTGGAACACGCCAACGTCAGCATGGTCATCCGAGCCACACCGCGGGCACCTGAGCGCCTGGTCGTCGGCGGCGAAGCCCATGTGCGGGTGGTTCGGAATCCAGGGCAGCAGCGTCAGGTACAGGTCGGCGGTGGCTCGCACGTCGTGAGTGCAGTAGCGTCGCATCCGACGTCGGGCCATCTCGTCGCCGGCCACCACGCCGCGCCAGTTGTTGGCGCCGCCGGTTTCCTCGGCCAGCTTCTGGTGCTCGGTGCCGAACACGCGGCACGCGTACTCCAGCGAGTTTGACTCCAGGCCCATTGTCCGGACGGTCTTGATGAGGTCGATGGAGCGCGACGGGCGAGGCGCCGGCATCCCCGCGCGAGCGAAGTAGCCGCGCACCTTGCGCTGGTCGAAGTTGTCGCCGTTGTACGTGACGAGATAGCTGGATGAGTCCAGCAGGTTCCACAGCCGCTCATGCATCGACGGGTCGTGCATGTCGCCGTAGTGGACGACGCCCGGCTCGTGCAGCCAGTGGGCGGCCCACGCGACCATGGCGCCTGGTTCACGCACGTGACGGTGCGGGATGTAGGCGTTGCGCAGCTTGAGGTCGTAGGTCTCGAACTCGACGCGCGCCGGGCGGGTCTCGATGTCGTAGACGAGCACGTTGGACGCGCGGAGGATCGTCCGGTCATGGGTGGGTGGGAGCAGGTCGGCCAGGCGGGTCACGCTGCACACCCACAGCCACCGGCGCGCCCTTGCGTGGCCCGGCGGTGCCGGCCGACGGTCTGGACGCCCACGCGGTAGCCGAGGCCCTGGAGCGCTTCGTGCACCTGGCCGTCGGTCACGTCGGCCATGCGCTCGCCACGGAACCAGGCCGACAAGTCGTCGAAGAGCTCGGGATCGGCAATGGCGAGTCGGTCGAGCGCTACCTGCACGCTGCACGGCTTGCCGGGTCTGCTGGGCTGCTGGATCGCGTCTGTGAGGCGCACGGGGTGTCTCCGTTCGGCCGACGAGGGGCGGAAGGGTGCGGGGGAGGTCTGCCGCCGGCATTTGCTTACCCGCGCCGGCGGTCGCGGTCCCTCTGTGGGGCAGGGGTCGGGGGAGCGGCGCCATTGCCGCCCGGACACGAAAAGACCCCGGACCAGAGGCCTCGGGGCTGAGTTGCGGGGACAGTTGTCCCCAGACATTGCCGATGATAGCACAGATGAATCACACCGTTGTGATTTACCGTCAAGCCGCGCCGCGTGTTCGGTCCTCCCGTTCCCTCTCGGCCGCCATGATGGCCCCGACGGTCTCGGGGTGGAGCTGGCCCAGCACGTCCCACGGCCAGACATGCAGCGGCTTCTTGCCCTTGGTCTCGTCGACGTTCACGCGGCCCATCGACGCCCAGTGCCGCAACGTCCGCTCGGCCATGCTGAACGCCGCCGCGACGTCCGGGATCGGCATCGACGGGTGGTGCCGCCACTTCCGCAGCCCGTCGTGCCGATGGCCGATCTGGCATTGCAGCATCCCGTCGACCTCGCTCAGCGTGCCGGGGCAGCCGTAGGTGAAGCACGGCAGCGGCTTCGGCTCGACGCGCCCGCAGATATGCCGCAGCGCGCCCCAGAGCCGTCGCACGTCGTCGGCCAGCTCATCCTCCCAGCCACGCCCCGCGCACCACGGCAGCGCAGCCACGAGCCAGCCGCACGCTGCAGCCACGTTGTCGTCGGGCCAGTCGTGCGGGTGGGAGGCCTCGTCCATCTCGCCGGCGATGTGCCGGACCCATGTCGAGAGCACGCCCAGCCCGTCGGTGTGTGCCGGGTCCAGCGCGACCAGCCTGTCGAGGTCGGCCAGGCATCTCGAGCCGGGCACGCTGCGCGCGCCTGCGGATTCGGCGGTGATGGCCTTGGTGCCGCGCGTGTTCCACGCTTCGGCGGCCAGGTCGGGAATCTCGCGTAGGTGCTTGGCGGTCGTCATTCGGCATCCCTCCGTGTGTCGTGCGGGTCAGGCGTCGGCCCCCGGTCCCGCGTGCGACTGGCCGCGCAGGTGTCGCAGTTCGGCTCGGGGCATCGTCGGCCGTGCTGGCCGTCGCGGATCGGTCGTCCACGCCAGTCGCGGCGCTGGGTGCGGCTCACTTCCGGCGCTCCCTCAGGTAGTCGAGGATCATGTCGATGACGGGGAGCAGGGCCAGCGCTAGGACGGCCACGCCAACCCCGCCGATGAACACGGCGATACCGGTTGCGATGATCTGGTCGGGTGTCATGAGTCCTCCGGTCGTGGGTAGGTGTCGATCAGCCGATCCAGCACCGCCAGCAGCCCGTCGCGCCCAGGAGCGCGCGAGCTGCTGACGATGGCGTGCAGGGCGAGGAGTTGGCCGATGCTCAGCACGGCTCGGACTCGATGCAGGCGGCGGCGAAGCGGAGCAGCCCCAGCTGCGTCCACGCCGCCATACCGTCGGTGGTGCGGACGCGCAGCGACTCGGTGCCGTCCTCGTCGATGACCTCGGCCACCAGCACCCAGCGCAGCACGAGGCCGCCGTCGCCGTCGGTGATGCTGACGTCCAGCCCGGCGCCCTGGTCCTCGTCGTCGCTCATCGGCCCTCCAAGGCTTCGTCAGGGGTCAGGGGGTCCACGTGTGCCTGCTTGGCCCCGTCGTCGGTCCTAGGGCCTGTTTTGGGCGTCCCAGCGGCATTTGCGGGTTCGCAGTAGCAGTTGGGCTCGCCACTCAGCGGCAGCACGACGCCGCACGTCGGACAGTGGCGGGCGGTCATCGGTCGGCCCTGTGTCGCCAGCAGCGCTCGCCGGGCGCCTTGACGCGGTTCAGGCATCCCCTTCGCCAGAGGACCACGCGTCGGCTCGTCTTGGGGCCTTCGATGCTGTAGCCGCAGAAGTGGGTCGGGCTGTCTGCGCTCATCAGTCGCCCGCCCGGTTCTCGGCCTCGGTCACCACGGGATCGGCCACCACGCGCACGTCGCAGTCGCCGCCATGCAGCGACGGCCGGATGCAGCCCGTCTCGCAGCGGTTCGGGTCCGGCAAGGTCGCGCCGATCCGTTGGCCGTCGCGTCGTCGGCGAGCGTCCCACGCCTCGGCATCGGCGCGATCGCTCCGGTCGACCTCGGCGTCATCCCAGGCGCGCGTCAGGCCAGAGTCGCGCAGGTCGAGCGGGTAGGCGCGCTCCATGGCCGCGGCGATGCGCTCCAAGGCGTCGGCGATGCGGTTGGTGGGCAGACCGGAGGGCATGAAGCCAATGTTGACGCTCATCTCAGGTGGTCCTCTCGTGCGGGTTCGGGTGGGGTCAGGTCGACGGTGCGCGTGGTCTGCGCGTCGGCGAGCACGTCGGCCAGGTGCAGCAGCGCGTGGACGAGTGCCTGTGGGGTCAGGTTGGAGTGGCCGAGGTATTCCTCGGCGCGGGCGCGGTGGTCGATCATCGGGTGGTGTCCATGTCGGCGATGTAGCAGACGACGTTGTCCTCGGCCCGCCAGCGCCAGCCGAAGGTGCATGTGAGCGCCACGTCGCGGCCTTCGAGGCTCGTCGCGCGGCGGTCATACACC